GATATAATGAAAGTGGCAGTCAAAATTTTACTGTACACCGTATAGTATTGACACGGATAAAAAGTGTGGTATAATAGAAACAAAAATAACGGAGGAAAGTTATGAAAAAGAAAATTATTGACGCTTTAGATAAAGAATTGCTTTTTATGAGCCCATCGGAATTAAATTACTATTTTAGTCACGGCTGGTCTATCTACTGGATAGAAACACGCATAGACAACGTTAAATGCGCTGAAACGCATCTTTATCGTTCAAAGGATAGATTATACTACGAGAGCATTAAAGCTGCCTTAGAAGCCCGTACAAGCGGTGTTGGGGTCATATCAATTGCGGAGCGCAGACAATGGAAGAAAAATTAATTTACTATAATGGCGACCGTCTGAGAAATAGTGTTGATATCAACGGCAACCGTCCAGAAATTTACATAATTGAGAGTAATCGAACAGCAGGTAAAACAACCGACTTTGCCAAATTTTTGATTGACCGCTTTATTAAGCATGATGAAAAATTTGCGGTTTTGGTAAGGTGGCAGTATGAAGCAACAAATTTTGCAGAAGCTTTTTTCAAGTCTGTACAAGGGCTTTTCTTTCCAGAATACGAACTTACGCAGAAAATGGTAGAAAAGAAGTACTGCGAACTGTATCTTAATGATAAAGCCTGCGGCTATCTTATCCCGATAAATTCAGCTGAGTTTATCAAGCGCCGCTCACATCTTTTCAACGACATAACATCAATTTTTTTTGATGAAATCCAGCCTGAGAATAACGGCTATGTTCCCGATGAACTGAACAAATTTTTTAGCATACATACGTCCATAGCCCGTGGGGAACATCAGCAAGTACGATATGTTCCAGTCTATATGTGTAGTAACTCAGTGTCACTGCTCAATCCATATTATAACGCTCTTGGGGTCGTAACTCGTTTAAACAGTAAAACAAAATTTTTGCGGGGCGACGGCTGGGTTTTAGAGCGCAATTTTAATGAGAGTGCGCAAAAGGCACAAAAAGCCAGTGGATTTAACCGTGCTTTTTCCGCTGTATCTTACAGCGATTATAGCTCTGAAAGTGTGTATCTGCGTGACAACGAATCTTTCCTTAATTTGCCAAAAGGACGGGGACAGTATGTTGCAACTATACGCTTTGAAAGTCGCAAGTATGCTATATGGATATACGCTAATGAAAATGTCATGACTTGTGATTATCGTGTAGACGATGACTACCCTGTCAAGATAAGTGCTACTGTGCAAGACCACACTGAGCAGTATACTCTTATCGGCGGTGCAGGTTTTATCAAAGAGCGTATGCGGCGATACTTCATCAACGGAAATTTCCGTTTTAAAGACCTTGTCTGTAAAAGTGCTGTCTTAATGGCACTTTCATATAAATAATTTCGGCAGTCTGCCTATCTGTGTTAAATATTGGTACGCTTCGGACGCACGGCTTAAAAACTGCCGACAGGTACTTTCGGTGTTGCACCCGCTTTATTGACCGATACGGAATAGGCTGTATATAAAAAGTTAAGTGTTAAGGTACAGAGTACTTTAACACTTTTCTTTTATTTTTTGGGGTGTATTTTGAAGGTTGTTTCTATAAGGACTGTGCCGCCTTTTATCTGCTTTGGCAGTAATTTTCCGTTAATCTCAAGTCCGACCTTAAAATCAGTCAGGCTTGCCTTACCCGAAACAAGCATATTGTTAAAATTTTCTTTTGCGCCCTTTGACATACCTGCGCACTTGATAAGGTAGTACGGGTCAACTTTTTCACCGTCCTCATGGGTCGTATGCTCGATATACGTTTTTGCCCTTACAAAAATCGCTTTATCCCAGTAATTTTCCAGTTTCCAGCAGCCAAAATTCACGGGGTGTATCTCTATACCTTGTACTTCCTCAGGGGACAAGTCACAGTGAATACTATCTGTGTCCGCATAGATGAAGCCACGCTCACTAGCCCCGTGAAAATTTTTCTGCGCCGCTCTGATGGTGAAAGCTCTTGAATATGAAGTTATCGCCGAACCTATCGGTATATACATAGGTTTTCTGTCGTTTGCTTTCTGTGTGGTAAACTTTAACACACCGTCTGACAGTCTTGCTATCTTAAAACTTGAATTGGTACTTTGTGCCATTTTTCCGTATAAGTTATTTAAAAACAGCTTTGCAACCTGTTTTTTAGCCCCTTTGCTTTCTTTTTTGATTTTTGAGTATTTGTCAATATATGTATCAAAAATACCAATTTCAGATTTAAAAACACAATAATCCAGTATTTGACAGTCAATTAAATTATAGTGCTCTTGCATAAGTTCCCAGTCGGTGCAGGTCAAAGTTAGTATTATGCTTGTATCTTCGACTTCTCCGCTTTCCGTCCGTATGTACTCGCAATACTCGCCGTTTTCGTCAAGTACATCTGATGACTTTAAAGGTGTTCGGCTCGGATAACGCCAACTACCGTTTATAACAATAAACGGTAATTTCCCATGCTTTAAATAAAACCTTGTGCGTATCCTTACAAAATAATAATACTTTGTTTTGTCAAGATACTGTTTAGGGATAGTATCGCCTTTATAAAATCTCGGTGCGCCGACCGGGTAAAAATTACCCGATTGACTTGACATCATCGATGGATAAAGGGAGTTTACATCTGCTGTCACTCCATCAGTAAAAATCTTATTTTCTTTGCCCTCAGCAACATATACCCACCCTCCTTTATAGCTTTGTCGGATATATTGGTCCGCATTTTCGGCGGCAAATATTTTAGGGTCTATATGTTCGTCATACATATCAGGAAAATTCGCTTCCCAATCCTCTTTTTTTGTCATTTTTTTGTAATCGTGTATACAGCAAGCGCCGATAGTCGCTTTGTTTTCCGCAAGTTTGAAGAAAATTTGAAGTGCTTCTGACATGACAAGTACGTCGTTTGCTATATACTGTCTTTCCTCGGCTGTGATAACTCCTCCTGCGTGGCGCTCACCCGTGTACTCGATAGATGTCTTTTGGTGTTTCGTGCCAAAGTCTTTGCCAATTTTTGCCACAGAAAATGGTAAAAGCTTCAAGCTGTCACGAAATGTTATTAAGTGTCCGTGCCACTTTAAAGCGATATCGTACCACTGCCCCATATCAGATATCATGTACGAAAACTCGCCATTTTTAAGCTCATCGCTTTTCTTGAAGCGCCAGTCACCGTGTCTATCTTGATATGTGGCTTGCTTGAAAGTATCTTGTGACAACATAAAATTTAATAAAAACGAACCATCGAATTTTAAGTTGTGGAAAAACACAATGATATTTTTATTAAATGCCTGATTTATTATATCATTGAAAAAGTCATATATATTGTCACCGATAGTAACATTTTCCGAGCCGAGTCTACACCACGCATACGCCCAAACCTCCGTAAAAGTCTGACCGTCATACACTGTGGTTTCAAAGTCGGCCATATATGTAGCTATCACACGCTATCACTCCAGTCCGATAACTCTGTCAATTTTTCATTTACTTCTTCGGGTATATCTCCTGCCGTCAAAATGTCAACAAAGGTATACCATGACATCATGTGTATAGGTTCGGCATCTGAACTAAAAACATACCCTTCAACTGCTTCAACTGCCACTTCTCCCGCCGTTGCAAAACGATGTATATAGGCTTTTTTGCCGATTTGTGACACAACTTGGTTAAGAAGTGCCCGTATATCCGCTATATGTTCGGCATATTTCCACGGGGGTATATTTAGGCCTGAATCATACGGAGTATCAAGTATCTGTTGAATCCTGCGCCATATCATGTCGCTTTCATCTATTGGGGGCCCTCCGATAGGTCTTTTTTTACGAGCGGGTAGTGGCTTTGGAGGTCTTACGCTTATGGGTTTTTTTCGATAATCAATTTTTTTGGATTCGCGAACTTTTGATACTAGCTGTTTTTTATGTCCGATATCTATAGTGTACGATTTATCGGACAGCCTTGCTAAACTTTTTACGTTTATCGCCCGTAAATCGTCAACCATCTTTTTTGTGACTTTTTTAGGTGTTGTTTTTTGAAAGTCCCCAACCACGGTATACCCTCGCATTTGCATTTCAATTAAAGTATCTGCTATTCTTTTTAGCTGTGCTTCATACTGTTGGGCTAATGTTTTTTTCTTTTTTGCCATGTTTCTTCCTCCCTTTATAAAGTCCGAACAAATCTAACTCGCCTTAAAACACATATCTTGTCGTAGCACCCATTGAGGTCTTTATTATCTTGACGCGCTCCGTAAAATTGCCCCTGCTAAATGTATCTGCTATGCACATTGCTTCGCTAAACGTTTCTGCAAATGCCGGTATTACGTTGCCGTTTTTAAGCTTGCAGATAATTGTATATTGTATTTTTACACCTGCCTTGTGCTCAATAAGTGTTGCATAAGTCTGTAATTTTTTCATTTTCTTTTCCTCCTGCCCTTTGGGCTGTCGTTGTGTTTTGAGATGTTACCTCTCGTTTCATTATCTATATTATAACGTACCTTTGTGAAAACTGTGTGATAATTTTGTGAAAATTGGGTGAAATTATTTAATCTCCTTTTTAAGTCTGTCAAGCACTACTTGACCGTTTACACCTGTCATTTTCTCAAACCACGGAGATTTAAAAAACCTTGCAACTTCAGAGCGCATATTTGGATGATTGCGATAATCATTAACTGCTTGATTAATTACAGCAACCCATAATTGTACATAACCTCCGTTTGTATGTACAACACTTTTTTGGTGTGGTCTAATTTTAATCATCTCCTTTCGCCCCGAAGGGCGAGAGCCGAAGCTCTCAATTCTCAATCTCGTAAAAAGCTGTTACCAGCGGGTCGCCGTCATCCGTTATCTCTGCGATACGACCGTCTGCATTGCTGTATCCGTGATTTTTGCACCACTCTCTACACTCATCGAGTGTGCCGTTGATAAGGTCGTCCATGTAGCTGTTGCTCTCAAGCTCTACGCTGTAAAATACCTTTGCCATTTGTTTTTCCTCCTGCCCTTTGGGCTGTCGTTGTGTTTTGAGATGTTACCTCTCGTTTCATTATCTATATTATAACGTACCTTTGTGAAAAATGTGTGATAGTTTTGTGAAAGTGTGTGAAAAGTGTGAAAAATAAGAAAGCCCCGAACAAATCGGGGCTTTGTTCCACGTGGAACGTTACGCAAGTCTGAACAGCCTGATATTAACATCAACGCTGTTGACAGCGTAGTTAGATGATACGGTCACTTGTAAAACTCCATCGGTACGACTCAGTGTGTCGGGCGTTAAATACAAGCTGGTATCCAAAAAATTAACTACGGCGGTTGATAAAAACATCGTTGTGGACTTTCCGCCAAAGCCAACGGTGATATAGTGCTGTCCGCGGTCTCCAGTCTGAGCAGACGAGCAGATAACGGTTACATCTGCACGATAGTAAGCATTTTTTTCTTTCGCCACTAACGTCCCGTCACTCTGCGGCTTATAACCGACAGTTGACGCAGGGTCAAACGCCAGTACTTTACTTGTGCCAATATCTCCACCCGTGTATGTACTATGCTGACAGTACAGTATCGCAGATGTGTCAAGGTCGCCTATAAAATTAGTATAAAAAGCGCCGTTAGTCTGTATCGCAGTCGATAACACGGACGACCATTTAGGCACTGCCGCTGTACCGCTGTTGATAATTATATTGTTATCCTTATACAGCATTGTAAACTTTTGGTAATTATCAGTTGCTCTGCCAAGGGACATAGCTGTGTTGATAGTCGATGAGTAGACCGTGTTACCAGTAACTGTAATCATAAACTCCGACGCAGACCCGATTGACGTAAAAGCGCCGATAACGCCATCTGCAAGCGGCGTATCTGCGGATACATGCGGATTGTAGATTACATTGTCTGTAATCTTAATGTTGCGAGCGGGTATGTTTGACGATAAAAAGAGCCTTGTGCGTGTCGCTTTGTTGTTTGTGATACGGTTGTTTGTTATGACGCAGTTGCGCAAGCTGTTGACTGTCGCAGATGTTAAGACGATGCCAAAAATTGTGTTAGCTGTCCAAGTGTTATCAGTAAAAACATAGTCCGCACTTGTATACTCGTCTGTGCACTGTATCTGTGATGCTGTGATAGCGCAGTTTTTGATGTTGATATTGCTCACAACTACGGTTGCACCGTCTTTTGTCAAAATATCGCAGTTGTCAAAGTTTACACCGTCCAGCGTTGTATGCTTTAAGTTGTTTGTGTCGTGCATTATTTTAACGTCCTTAAAACTGCTTATAAAATTATTACCATTGACGATAGTTATAGTATGCTTTGCTGACGGATTACTATACACCTTAATAGTTTTGGTTGTTGTGTTTATATCTGATAAATCGACCGCAAAGTCAGCGTCAATCAAAATCGGATTAAAGTTGGATTTACAACAATTTATCATTTGCACACTGCGGGCGGTAACAGTCGGAGCCGTGGCGATACCGAGTGTTGACGCAGTATACTCCGAGCGCAAAAAGGCGACACGATAGTATAAATCACCATCAGCGTGCGGTAAAGCGATATGTACTATATCCTCGGCAAAAGCTCCCGGGGGTGTTGTCCGCTCCAAAATTTCCCATATCGTAAAAACCCCGTCCCCCGCATAGTAGTTTTCACAAACACAAACCTCCTTACCTGTGATTTGTGTAAAAGTAGCGGTTTTTAAGTCTGCGACTGTATCAAAATGCTTAAGTCCCTGTAAAGACCCTGCTAAGTCAGCTATGATATTATCATAATGTGTAGTATCGTTAAGCCAAGCATTAACGGCGTCCACTACCATACTCGGGATTTGTGCTATAGTTTTGTTATACTCTGTAATAAAGGTATTAACCTTATCAGATATAGCCGTTATCTGTGTATCCTGTGCGGAGATTTTGTTGTCCTGTGCCTTAAGTCGCCGCTCCTGTGCTGCAAACTCGTCTCGTATCTCGGCATTGACCGTATCTTTGTACCGTAAAAAGTCTGCGTCTATTTTATCGGTCAGATTGGCAAATTTTTTGTCAAGACCGGCGGTGTACTCGCCAAAGGCGGCGTCGATGTCGTTTTTGTATGTGTCCCATGCGTCAAGTAGTCCGTTTGTGCTTGTTATAACCTCGTTAAGCTTTGCGCTTGTCTTACATAACACCTCATAGTAGCTTAAACTGTCATCGTAAACAAGCGGTAAAATCTTGTTGCACCAGTACTTTAACTTATCAATCATGTTAATTACCTCCTTACCATATCTGCATAAACATGTCTGACAACTCATTTATTATCATCATATCTATGTTTATTATACTTTTACTATACTTTGCCAGTAACTCCCCCTGTATATCGCTACCATCATAGCCTGACACATTTTCAGTGTGTTTACTGTCGCTTACAGTTTTTCCCACGTCTGACACAGTGCCAGTATGAGCGACTGCACTTGTGTCTGTAACTGTGCTTGTACCCTCATCTTTTACTGTACCAGTCTTTTTTAATGTGCGACTATCGGACACAGTATCCATCGTAGTGTTTTTCTGTGTGCCTGTGTTTACTGTCGTGTCTGTAGTTTCCGTGGCAGTCGTGTCTTTTCCCTTTGTCGTGGTTGTACTATCAGAGATATTTGCAGTTGTCATATACTTGCCTGACTTGACATCAGAAAGACTGCCCTGTGGTGTGTCTGACGAGTAGGTATCAACATTACTGGAAGTACTTGCTTCACTGCTGACGGTGGCATCTGTGCCGACCGTCTTTTTTGCGGACAGATTATCAGTGCGGGTGCTGTCTGTGTCCGTGACGATTTTTCCTCCGTTCGTGTCTGTTAAATCGTCCGTGCGGGTGTCGGTATGCGTTGTCTTTACATCTCCGCTGTGCGTGTCTTTGAGATTATCTGTTCTAGTAGAAGTCTTATCATCTGTAACATTTCCTGTGAACTCTTTTACAACGCTTTTGTTATGCAACGGGTTTGTTATGCTTGCCGATATACTATACAATTCATTGTATTTGGGCATTATTTCTTGCATTTTGGTATTTAATGCCAGTTTCCACAGCCCCACGGTTTCAAATGCTATCTCGTCCATATAGTAGTGAAGTAGTATCTTTTTACATAGATCTGCTCTGTGCGCCTCATCATATATGGGAAATGGTGTAAAAATCTTGTCCCAGCTATCGGTAAGCACAGTCTCTACATCTGTATATCCTGCGCTATTACTCAGTCCTGCTACCGTCTCGCATATCGTCCGCACCTGCGTTGTATAGTGTGCCATCGTCTACCCCTCCTTTATCAATAGACTTATCTATGTCAATATTATCAAACTGATACCATATATCAAGCCCAAACATTTCGTTGATTTTATCGCACGCAAGCTGGCGCATTTTTTCAGGTGAGTTGCGTGTGGCGATTACTGCACCCTGTGCGGTGATGACCTCGTCACGTATCATACGTTCACGCTTTGTAGTGTCGGTGTTTGGGATGCCGAGTTGCGTTAAAGCTTCGTTCCAAATATTTTGTTTTAAGGTATATACCTTATCAGCTATATACGGCGCATCTGTCTTAAGCACGGTTATATTATCATCGTTTAAGGATTTTTTACCATATATTACGGGCTGGTTACCCTCATATTTTTGATACATGTTTTCCATTGATAATATTTCCGATTTGTCACATTTGATTAGCACAGGCGTTTTTTGCGCTTTGACGTTGACATCTATGATGCGGTCGTACTCATAGAGGCGGTCAGCGTAGTAACGTATCTCCGCTATGTTTGGCATCCGCAGATAATTATTGTAAATAATAACACCGTTATTAACGTTAAGGTTTTTGTTATAGCCTGTGTCAGATATTGCCATAAAATCATAGGGATTGCCGTAGACGTCAAGCTTACCATTGAGGACGACAGGCAAGCACAAATATCCCATAACCTCGTCCTTAAAAAAGACGCAAGCGCCTTGAGTTATAAGGGTTTGCTCAAGGTAACGCAAGTCTATGCTTTTTGGCATCTTAGACCAGTGTCCTCTTGACATAGCCATTTCAAAAAGTCTGGAAGTGTAGTTGTTCCACGCCCTTTTATTGTCAAAAAGACTTGATTTAAAAGCTGTATCTCTTACTCTCTTAGGCATTTTATCACCTCCTGTTACGGTAAATTGTTGGGGATATTATAATTACCAGTGTTTGACAAAACCTCCCACCAGCACACACCATTATTTAAGGCTGCTTTAAAAGCTGTCAAAGCCTGTGTCGGCACGCTGTTGTCTGCGCTTGTCTTGCTTGTTACACTGGCGTTGCGGGTCTTGCAAAAGTTGTACGCCGATCGTCGCTGACTCCCTATAAAGTTAGGCGTTTTGAGTGCATCAACAGCATATCCAAACATCGTAAAGTAGTCGTCGTACTGCTTTGCGACTGTGGCATTGACGGTTACTCGATAGGCGATAAAAAAGTTTTGCGCATAAAGCAAATTAAAGTATCCGCTTGCCATACCGCCAAGCGTGGTGGTTTGATTACTTAAATCTTGTAACATAGCATACTCACTTACTCCGCCCATCACATTATTTGCCAAGCTTGTTATTGCGCCGCTTGGGTTTTCCAATCCTCCCGCCACGCTTGCAATTGACGACACTATGCGTGACATTTGTCCTGCAAGCAGTCGATTTGAGTTATTACCAATATAGTTATTATACTCCGACGATATAAAGCTTGTCGCTGGATAAGTGTCATAAATCAGACTGCTTTGCCAATCGAGCGCAAAGCCCCTATAATTTTGCGGTGTGCAATATACACTTTGATCAGGAGATGTGCCACTTGACGACAGTCTAAAAACAGCATTATCGGTTGTAAAATACTCATATCTATACTCGTTATCGCTACCGCTGCAATTATGCACCTTAAGATAGCAAAACGGATAAGTGTACAGTTTGTTGTTTTTTGGTAAATAACCGTTAAGTGTGTCTGTCACTGCAGGTTTAGGCACAGTTTGCGGATAAATTGCAGGTGTTTTGATTCCAACATTTTTTGCAAGCCACGGATGTGTCGTATCCCAGTTACCGCCAGTATATGCAAGTCTAGGTATACAGTACATCGCAAGTATGCCATTTTCGCCGGCCACTCGAATGTAATTATTCACCACATCAAAAAAATCTTGCAAGGTGCTAGGCACAACATTACAAACATTATACTCACCTGCTAAGGAGGCGCCTGATAAATTACCAAATGCCGCAATTGTAAAAAAGTAGTCGTTTGTCACAGGGTTTAACAAGTCATGCGATGTGACAATTACAGTATAAACACCAGCCGTTAAGCCCTCAGCGAGAGACTGATATTTTGAGATAATCTCTTGACCGCTTGAGATAGTCGGCTCTGGTGTAACACTGTCACCGATGCCATCGGTTATGCTATGCTCCCGCTCGATATATGACGGCAGTATGTTGATGTCAAAAAAGTAAGTCTGCAACACATCAATACTATATGTTATAAGACTTGTCTCGTTATTAACATACTCAACATCTGTGATAAAGGCGTAAAACATTTTATTGCCAAAGAACGTGTTGCGAAATGCCATATAATTACACCCTAAAGCGTTATCGGGCGATATTGCAACACGGATTGTGTTGTTAGTATGCCTAATATAGCTTTGATTTGTAAGAGTATATGCTTTATAAGCTAAAATAGCAGTCTGCTGCGCAGACGCTGATGCAGGACGATAGCTGTAGTGATAGTCACTATCAAGTGGCACGCCACGACACAGCCAAAGGTCACTATTTGGCGCGACATAAGCCATATATTTACTCCTTTCTATAATTAATGGTGGTGGTATAGTGCCACCACCAATATTATATTAACTTAGGCAACGGTTATTGTTGCACTGCCTGACTTAGTCGGGTCAAAGACTGATGTCGCCGTTATTTTTATCTCCGTTGCGCTTGTCGCATCGGATGCAATAGTCACGATACCCGTACTTGATACCGTAGCTTTATCACTGTCACTTGTCCAAGTCAGCCCCGAAGGTGCAAAGTTTGTTGATGTTACGTTAGCTGACAGCTGGAGCTTTGCGCCCGCTGACAGTGTTGCGTTTGCAGGTGACACGGTCACGGCTGCGATGCTCGGTGTGCCGGCAACAAAAAGCGCGTTGTTGGCAAAAGGAGAAATGGCGTAGATGCGCCAAGCGTGCAGGGTCATGTTTCGATACAGCCCCTCAGGGTTCTCAATAGCTCGCATCTCAGTCAGCTTATCGTAAATCTGGAAAAAATCCTTATCGACAAGGACGCAGGGTACAGCGTCAAGTGCTTCCATTTCTGCCTGTGAAAATTCATGATAGTTTTCATCGCCCTTGAAAAGCTCGTTTAAGCGCTCGATATCAAGAGAGCCAAAGCTGTCTATAAGCTTTATGTGACCTAAAAACTCGACTTTATCCATATTAAAAGCACTCGCAAGCACCTCAACGTTACGCTTTGCGTTAAATTTTGCCGATACTATAAGATACTGGTCATCTTTGAGTGCAAAGTTATTAACGCCGACAAGGTTATAATCTTTTTTAAGAAAAGTCATATCATCAGAAACCGTCTGAATCGCTTCAACAATTTCTTCCATGTTTGCCTTATTTACGGCAGGGATTTCATACGGCTTCATCAGCCCGTTGTATATCCTATATGCAAGCATATATTTGATTGTTAAAAACTCGTCCTGTTCCATGGCAGTAAACATAGTTGTAACAATTTTTTCGATAAAGCTTGAGACGCCGTTGATAGACAGAAAAGCGTTCTCAAGGTCGTAAGGCTGGACGGTCTGCTTGTAATATTTCTGGTAGTTAAGCACATAAAAGGCAGATTTTACATCAGGAAACTCACGCTGAAAAACAGTTGTTTCCGCCCTTTCGGGGCTGTAGTTCTTGACGTGTGCAAGGTCGATGAAAATATCCTCGATAACCTCGCCGAAATTAAGCTTGCCCTTTTTAAACACGGCGAAAGGGTTAGTATAATACTTATTGGTAACTTTTACCTCGGCAATACGGTTGATAAGTGCCGAGAGAAATTCATTCTGAATTTCGGGAAAATCCATTATCACATTGCCGATACTGCGTATAGTGTTTGCGTCAGGCGTGGCAAGCGGAACATGGTCTTTGTAATTCTGCGACGCAGAATTTCGGATAGCGTTAAGTACGTCAACACTTGAGTTGGTTTTTACGTCTCTGTAGTCGATGCTAGGCATTGTTAATCATCCTCACTTTCTGTATATAAGTCGTCGATTGTGATTTCTTCTGTTTTTTCTTCGTCCTCTGTTGTTTCAACGTCAGACTTGTTCTCACCGCCGTTCATAAAGCGGTCAATGTACCTGCGTCTCCACTCGGCTTCAACAGCCATTAGCTTTTCGTCATAGTCGCCGTGAGCTGCGTAATCGTCGATGGTGTCGGAGATGTTCTCGACAAGCGAGATTGTTTGGTCGTCGAAGCGGTCGCCGATATAGGCTCTGATTTCTTCCATGATTTCATCTTTCGTCTTTACCATTATTTTTCCACCTCTACTTTCATTATAAATGCGTTGGTAAATCCTGCCTTTTTGACGGTTTCTAAAAAGGCTTTTGCGTTGTCGTAGTTTTCATAAGCTCCGACTTGCACTCTGTATATGACCTTTGTTTTAGTAGCGTCTGTAGTCGTTTTTAACTTATTTTTCACCTGCGCTCTAAACCAGTCCATATTTTTCCCATATTTTTCGAGCCAGTTTTCGGGGTCGCCGTGATTACTTGCATATCCTGCCTTTGCCGCTTCTTTATGACTTACTATGTTTTCAACATCTATGTTAAGCTTTTTGCAAAGATATGCGCAGTATTCGATTGCGGCGTTAAAAACCTTGTCAAAATATGCCTTGTTATTCAGGCTATCTTCACATATTTCAAACTGGATATGAGGATAAGGAGCATAATTATAACTGCCCTTTGAGCCGCTACCACAGCCCCAACAAGCGAAGTTATAAGGCAAGGTGTGATAGACTTCTACAGTGCCTTTGTCGTTACAGCCGATGTATGCGTGCATACATATGTCATTGTAAACGCCGTTGATGTACTCCTGATTGTGATGATTGTTGTACATATTTTTGCCAAGGTCAGTAAGTACGGCTTTTGCATCCGCATTTGCTGTAGTGGGCTGTACATAGCGTCTAAGCATTTCATTATCGCACCCCGTGCTATGTACTACAATCCCTACAGGCTTTATTCGCTCTGCCGCCTTGTATGCGCCGTTAGCATTAAAAAAGCATTCTTTAAGTATCATCACTACTACCTCCTAACTTGTCGATTAAATGATTTAACGCTATCGTGTTATTGTTGATAGCTTCATTCAGTTTGGTTGTTTCTTCCTTGTGGTTTTCGTTAAGTTTGTTGTTCTGCCAAAACATGGCAACACAACACGCAATCGGAAAGCCAAGACTTGATATAATCTGTACAATTGTATTCGTGTCCATATTATCACCCCTTTGTTTCCACCTACATTATACCACACTTTTTCTTCGTGTCAATACTATACGGTGTACAGTAAAATTTTGACTGCCACTTTCATTATATC